GAATACGGAAACCCGACCGACTGCGCATCGTGGAGCAATCCAATCGAATCCTATGCCAATATCTCTCCACAGTCCGGCGGAATGCAGTATCAACCTTTCGGAATTATCGAACCATACGACCGTATCATCAACCCGCTGCCAAAGTCCTTCCCGCTTAATCCAAAGCTAAAGTTCTGGGTAGACACGCTACCGACTTTGGAAGGGGACGGATCGACAGCAACGCCGCACGATTATGAAGTTCGGCTCCCGGCAGAAGCCCTTAACCATCGCTTTATGACGATTAAGAGGGTATCATGAAACATTTTACTGTATCGCTTGACAGAATAGCGCTGGCAAATACGATTAATCGCTTGAAAGCATATCAAAACGCAATTCCAGTTAAGGTCAAACTCATAACGCAAAGACTGGCTGAGATCGGAGCGGAAAAGGTTTTTATCGGATTTGAGGCTGTATCTTATCAGGGGATCGGCGACTATTCTGTAGAAATACAGGAAATTGCCGGAGGATATTCGATAGTTGTAGCTGGACAAGCTGTAGCGTTTATCGAGTTCGGCGCTGGCGTTAGGTTCGGGGAAGGATACCCTGGAACCAAACCTCCGGGAATTGTGCCGATAGGAACCTATGGGAAGGGGTATGGTTCCCGTGAAAGAGGTTGGTATTTCACAGACTTATCCGGTTCGTCAGAGCACACTTACGGCAACCCGCCCCATGCAGTAATGTATAAGACCGCTCAGGAGCTTCGGGAGAGAATATTGCTGATTGCAAGAGAGGTGTTCGCCGGTGATTGACCCGCATAACGCTGTGTTCGCAGCAGTCGATGCCGCATTGCCATCGGTTATTGTCGCTCCAGAATGGGTTCCGAGCATGAGTACATTCCCTGCTGTGATTATTCAGGAGATCAATAACACCGAAACCGCGAGAGACCTCTCAAACAGCGAGAATGCCGCCAGAATCGGGTTTCAATTCGACATATACTCCAACAAGGCTACGGGCAATCTCGCCGAAAGACAGGCCATTCTTGCCACAATAGACGCTACTGTACGACTACTCGGGTATTCGAGAGACAATATTGACACCAATATGAGCAATATTGACGGGACAATCAAGCGAACGATGGCGATATACAGCCAAGTCGTTCCTGCTTAGGAGGGGATAAAATGCCGTTAGCGTCCAAACATACCTATCTGCTTGATGGAGGCGCAACATCCGGAGTTGCCAGTTGGGATGCCGGTCTATTGCAGATCAATTCATATCCCGATCTTGAGGGAGATATGGAGACCGGAGAGATCACTACGCTCGGCGATGACGACCGCCTTTCCATGCCGACTATTCGCTCGGAATCTTCATGGACGATCGAAGCAAATTACCTTGCGGCCAACCTTGCCGCCCTGAAAGCGTTGGAGGGTACGGAGCATTATTACGGCATTTATCACGGCGGAACTCTTGCTGTGCCTACAGGAGCAAACGGAAAGACAAGGGCAAAGGGTTACATGACTGCCCGTGAGAAAGGCGCAGGTGTCGGCGACATTGTGAAAATGGAGATCAAAATCGCGCTTTCAGAGGAACCGGTTGTTGGCGAATCTGTTCTTATCGGCGTTCTGTTAAGCGGAACTCCGCAGGACGGCGTGGAAACTGACCCGCTGGTGCTCACCTACAATATGAGCCTTGACGATGCGACGCTTGATTACCAATGGAAGCGTTGCGCGACGATTGACGGAACCTATACCAACATATCCGGCGCGGAAAGCGCTACCTATACGCCCGTTACGGGCGACGTCGGATATTACCTCAAGTGTCAAGTAACCGCAAGCGGCACGGCAAGCGGCACCGTGTTATCCAATGCTCTCATCGTAATCGCCGCTTAATAAGGAGGACTAAACATGGCTATTGCATCAAAAGACACGTTCCTGTTGGATGGTGGCGCGGCATCCGGTTCCGCTTCATGGAGCGCCGGTCTGTTGCAAATCAATTCCTATTCCGACCCCGAGGGCGACATGGAGACCGGGGAAACCACGCATCTCGGGAGTGGCATGAGAACTTCAATACCGACTGTTCGCTCTGAATCCGCATGGGTGTTTGAAGCGAACTTTGCGGCCTCTGCCCTAACCACGCTTAAAGCTCTGGAGGGAACTGAAAAGCACTATGCCATCTGGCACGGCGGAACTCTTGCCGTTCCTACAGGCGCGAACGGGAAGCATTCTGTAACCGGTTATCTCACCGCCCGTGAAAAAGGCGCTGGGGTCGGCGACATTGTCAAGATGGAAATCAAGATCACTCATACCAGCGCGCCCGTATTCTCCGCATCGTAACAAGAGCATAAGAATATCTTAGGAGGAATATCAGAATGCCTAAACAGGATGAACGCGTAAATCCTATCAAATTCCACGCAGACGAAAGCACGATTTATGAGCTTGATTTTGACCGCGAGTCCGCGCTTACCGCGCAGCAAAGCAGAATCCCTCTCGATGATCTAGCAAACCAGCCACGAGTGGTTATTGAGAAATTGTTCTATCATGCGTTTCGTAAAAACCATCGCTCAATCTCGAAAAACAGGACTGACGCTTTGCTGAAAGAACGCGGCGGGTTGAAACCGTCCGAAATCGAGCGGCTTATGCTTCTTTATCAGCAAGCATCATACGAGGGCTTGATTTGCGAGGAAGGTACGGAGCTAAAAAACCCGAACATGACGATGGAATTGGAATAGTTTCATCGTCTGACCTTCTTATATTCTCTGCTGCATACTATATCTCTATAGGAATGCCGCGCGAAGAATATTGGCATGGCGATTTGTTCGCTGCGTATGACTATCTGGAAGCGGAAAAAATTCGCCAGCATCGTAAAAATCAGGAAATGATGCTGCAAGGCGTGTATGTCTATCGCGCTATAGGCGCATATGCCGCATGGCTCGGCACTCCGTTGGGCGTAAAAAACGGGAATAGGCCCAAACCAGAACCATATGATACCGAACTCATTCCGCTTACTGAGGAGGATGCAAAAAAGCTCGAAGAACGTCAAGAAGCAGATCGGCTTGAAAAAACCAGGCAATATTTTTCAGGGGGAGGTGGCTGAAAGTGCCAGGAGAAATTGATCGTCTATTCATTGACATTACGGATTCCGGCGGTTCAGCCGCTATCGCCTCTCTTAACAGTCTTACTGCTTCATTGCAGCGGCTACAGGCGCAATTAGGGACGGGTGCGGTATCCAGATATGGAACGGCTGTTATTGGCATGGGTAAAGACATGACTGCCGGTGCCAAATCCGCTGATACCGCATCCCGTTCTATTGTTTCGTCTATTATGCGCATAGCAGCGATCTATTATGTCCTCAAGTTGATTGGCAGGGCATTCTCTAAATTTATCGAAGAATCTGCCGGTTATGTTGAAACATTGAATATGACGCGGGTTACTTTGGGTGAATATGCAGATGACGCAATAAAAAACGCCGAAAAGATCGAACAAGCATATGGCTTGAACAGTAAAGATTATTTAAGATTCCAGTCCGCTTTTGCCTTATTGTTTACCGGATTTGGCAACACATCAGAACAAGCCTATAAAATGTCTGAAAGTCTAACAAATTTAGGGTATGATTTGGCATCGTTGAAGGATGATCTCGATTTTGATACTGCAATGCAAGCATTGGAATCCGGTATAACCGGACAAATGCGTTCGCTTAAAACATATGGCCTTGATGTAAGCAATGCGGCGCTTGCTGAAACCGCACTCAAATATGGTATTACCGAAAAAGTAAATGCGATGAATCAAGCGGAAAAAGCAACGCTGCGTTATTTAACAATCATGGATCACAGCGATGTAATACAAGGCGATCTTAACCGAACCATAAACTCCACGGCGAATCAATTAAGGATATTAAAAGATCAATTCAATATTACTGCAAGAAGAATCGGCGATGTATTTATGCCTGCGCTTAATGCGGTTCTTCCATATCTCATTGCTTTTCTGAAAGTTATTGCTACGTTAGCATCTGCGCTTGCTGCATTATTTGGGTTTGAACTCCCGGATTTTGAATACGATGGTCTTGATAGCACAACCGAATCTGTTGATGAATTGGATGAAACTTTGAATAACGCCAATAATTCAGCAAACAAACTTAAAGGAAGTCTTGCCAGTTTTGATGAATTAAACGTTATTACCCAAACAAAAACCGGCGGTGGCGGTGGTGGCGGCGGTAGTGATTGGCTCAGCGATCTCGAATTGCCAACTTATGAGTTTTTACAAAACGTAAAGGCAAAGGCAGAAGAAATCAAAGAAATCATCATGACTGCCATTGCCAAAATCAAAGAAATGTTTCAGCCTGTATTTGACGGTCTTGTTAATATCTTTAACATTCTTAAATCTCAGATAGACGAAATAACAAATTTCGGACAATCCATTATAGATTTATTCTGGGCAATAGTAAATTTCGTAAGAGCGCTTTCACAATTTTCCATCGAAGCTCTTACTCCTTTAATCGAAGCGATTAACCTTCCCGCTATATCATATGCAGGAATCAATTTGCTTAAAACGGCGTTCAACACATTGGCAATTATTCTTGATACAATTCGTCCGGGGGTTGTTAACTTCATTGAAAAGGCTCTTGTTCCTATTGCTTCATGGTTAAAAAGCATTGTTCTTGACGGTTTAAGATCATTGACAACGTTGTTTGAAAATATAGGAACCTGGGTAACTGATCATAAGGACGAGATTAACAGTTTTCTTGATTCTTTGGCTACATTAGTGGCTACATTGTGGAGGAATCTTGAACCAGTTCTGAACGCCGCATGGGAAGTATTAAAAACAATTGTCACAGCGATATTTGATGCAATTGCAAAATCAATAGAAGATGGAACGCTTACGGATTTCGTTGATTTATTAAAGAAACTGGTAGATATTGTATCAGATTTAGGCGTTTTTGATTCAGCGATAGATACAATAACTAAATTTGGTGATGCTATAACTTCTCTATTATCATATAATATGACGTATGCTAGTGGATTGATAGATTTGCTTACCGGTCTGGTAACGCTCGATTACGATAAAATTAAAGAGGGATTTGGAAAAATAGCAGAGGCATGGAAAGGTGTATTTATAACAGTTGCAAATCTTGTTATCGACGCACTGAATAGAATAATAATCGGATTAAATAAATTACTTGGTATTTTAGGTATTGGGGAAATACCGCTAATTCCCAATATTGTAATTGAGGATGCTTCTATCGACAATTCTGTTAATAATATAATGGACAAAATTCAAGCATCCTTTAATAAAGCAATTGAAGGAAAAGCCGATTCCGTTGTTCTTAATATGACTGATTGGACAACCTTTGAAACAAATCCAGAGGATTTTGGATCTGCGTTTCTTACTTATTTAAGCACGGTAGATAAGATATTCGCCGATAAATTAAAAGAGATGACGGATACTTATGGGGACGATTATGTGAAACAACTTTCCGATATGGTATCCAATGGCGCGCTGGAGGCGGCAAAAAACAAAGAAACAATACAGGCCGCTGTATCTCTCG